CTTTGTTATGCTTAAGTAAATGTTCGTTGTAATGACTTTTATCATTAGTTCTATAACTGCAGTTTAATGTCTTGCATTTAAATTTATATAGACCAATATCATGTTCTCGCACCATGTGATTATCATAATGCCTTTTATCATTAGTTTTATAATCACAAATAGTACACTGATATTTAGCCGTCCCTTTGTTATGCTTAAGTAAATGCTCCTTAAATTCTCGCTTCACACATGTTCCATAATCACATTCTTTACATTTAAAATCTGCATTACCATCATGTTCCTTAAATTGATGTTGCTTGTATTCCATTTCAATATTCGTTTTATAATCACATATATCACAGTTATATCGTGCTTTACCTTCAGAATGTTTCTTCAACATATGATTTTCATACTGAACTCTATTGTTAGTTCTTAAACCACATGGCTCACACGTATATTTTGCTTCACCCTTCCCATGTTTACTTAACATATGATTATCGTATCTGTATTTCTTATTTGTATTGAATTTTCCTTTACAAATCTCACAAGAATATTTTGGAGTCCCAATCCCATGTTTTAAAAGATGCTCCTTAAGATCTGCGTTACGTTTAGCTGAGTAATCACACTCGCTACAATTAAACTTTTTCATTTTTCCTAATAAATATTTCTTCTCAGGAAAAATCTTGAATCAATTTTGTCTTGGTACATTTTCATAACAGGTTGTACTACATATTCATGTTGTCAAGGTTAAGGTTAAAGAGAATAAACCTCCGAATGTAGTCAGAAAGGTTAACTTCACGCTTAACATCTTCGTTAAGTGACTTCACAAACTCAAACTTGTCGTTGTCCATCTTGCGTACAGTCCAACCACTCAGTACTGCATTGTAAACAAAGATCATCTTATGTAGACTAACAAGATCGATCTCATTGACCTCGCTTACCTCCATCACAAGTCTATCGCTCTCTTCAGACATTATAACCTAACGTTCCTTAAAATTAAAAGACCATTAAACGTACCTGAATTGGTGCGTTTGCGTCCATTGTACAATCCTAAACGCATAGCCATAACTAGTTTTGACTTAAGAACATGATTGTTAACAGTTACATAGTGTATGTTTAAACGGTACAACAAGAAACGGAATGTCGGAGCCTCAAAAAATGTGACTCTTGACCGGAAACATAAACAGATGATCAAAAAGTTCGAAAAGGAAAAGTCTAGCCTTCCAACCAAGAAGAATAAGCTTAAACGTCTTAAGAAAAAGTTAGAAAAGACTGAAAAATCCTTTAGCCTTAATGAGGAAGACTTTAACACCCGTTTTGTCTTACAAGAAGAGATCGAAGCACTTGAAAGAGAGATTGAAGAGATCGAGAAAGGGAAGAGTGAGATCGACTACTTCTTAAAAACTTCTGACCTTCTCTTCCCCTACTACGAACAGGAAGAGGTAACAGAACCAAGCGGACCAAGTAAGGTCGACGCCGGTGGTGTCCTATCCTACTTCTGTGTTGCAGCATCTCCACCCAAAGAGGAAACCGTTGTAAAGAAGAGTCGTCATCGTCGCGGGTCTATCTCTAAGTTATACTTCCAATCAATTGATCCAGATAACTATCAGCAGAGTTCTAAAGTGGACCGGCTTAAATGTATTGAATGTGGAATTGAACGAATGGTCCTGCAAAGTCAGGGTTTGGTTGTTTGTCAAACGACTGGTTGTTCTCAATGCGGAGTTTCAGAGGAGGTAGTACTCGATGCCAAGAAGACCTCTTACAAAGATCCTCCACCCGAAGTATCTTACTATGCTTATCAACGCAAAAATCATTTCCTCGAAATTTTGGCTCAGTTCCAAGCTAAAGAGTCAACAAATATTCCCGAAGATGTGTTTATTCAGCTCAAAGAGGAGATCCGGAAGGAAAGACTTAAGAATCTGGCTAAGCTTAACTACAAACAGATCAAACGCTACTTAAAGAAACTAGGCCTAGCACGTTACTACGAGCATATTCCTTACATCCGCTTCAAATTAACGGGGCAGCCTGCCCCTCAGTTTAGCCCGGAAGTTGAGAGGAAGCTTATCCTTATGTTCGATATGGCTCAGGCGCCATTTGAGAAGATCTGTCCGTTGATTAAGCCACAACGTGATAATTTCTTGAACTATAGGTATGTTCTTTATAAGTTTGTAGAGCTGCTTGGAATGCACGAGTACAAGAAGTATCTGCCACTTCTGAAGAACCGCGAACGACTCCTGGAGCAGGACCACATCTGGCGCGGCATCTGCGAAGAGATCCAGAACAACTACCCCGAATGGCGCGATGTATGGGTCTTTTACCCTTCCGTTTAGACTTGAATACTCATAGGATAAAGTGTCTTTCTTGATTTGGCTACAAGATTTTGAAGAATTTTATCGTCATTTTCTTGTGCAATCTCAAGAGCAAGACCAACCACATATTCCATTTGACTCTTCGTTTCAACGTCACTTCTAATAAGTTTCCAATTTCGTTTACAAAAGAAGATAAGATCATACATTGCTATAACATTGTCCTCATCAGTCACCGATACATGCTCTCCCTCAACGAAGTCCATATAATACTCAATAATTGTATTACATGTTTTAACATCCTCAACAACTTCTGGAATCTCAGTCAACGCTAGTAGAGCTCCATAGCCCCGGTTCACACAAATTCTACAACTGTGCAAAATCTTTTCGTTATAGAGGATCACATTAACCCTCTTAATGTTCTTAAAGCAAATCTCACAACGGTTCTCTCGTAGTTGGCACATTATTCTGTTTTAGTCAAATTCGATAAAACATAATTATAAAATCACTTTCAGGAGGAACTCTCAAAAGTTTTGATGGTGTTAACCATAGTCTGGATAAAAGGTTCATCCACACCCTTTTCACGGGTAAGTTCATCAGCCTTCTTCAAAACCACGCGTCTAAATCTGTCGTAGCGTCGTACATACTGAGAACAGTGTTCAACCAGATAGTTCATTGTAATCTCGGCTATAATAGCCTTGACTTGTTTCCCACGCCCTAATTCAACAAGTTGAAGCAGTATACGAATTCTTTTGGTCCAATCACCTGGACCACGAGGAGCACAGTGGACAACATTCTCAGCCTCCATTAGATGGACAAAACCAGAGCTGTAACAGGAACAACAACAACGGTGTCCCAAAATGGAAAAGGCTGGGAGTTTATCAGTTGCAGGACACTGTATAGAGGGCACAAAAGTATCCTCCGATTCAATTCCACAGTACTTACAGGTCTTCATTGGGATTTTACCCCTAAAGTACATTTTACGCTTTATAAAATCATTTTTTTACAGTTGGTTAAAACTAGTGTCAGTTTTATTCAAATGAGAAAGTTGCAATTACTTCAACCATATTCTGGATGAAGATTTCGTCCACACCCTCAGTGCTAGCATATTCATCAGCTTTACGGAGCAATGTTTTCTTGAACTCGGAATTAGTGAACTTAGGATCATTATTGATGATATCTTTATTCTCAATAAGGAACTCCATGAAGATCTCTGCAATGAACATTTTTGTTCGTTTACCATACGTACGATCCATTAGAAGAATTAGACTCTTAATTTTATACATAAAATCGCTCGTATCTCGTGGTGTCTGAGTAATATGATCAGCTTCAAGAAGACTTGCAAACCCCGATGATTTACACCAAGAGCATATATATCCTTCTTCCCCCTCACAATATTTACACAACATAATTAGTATACACTTAAAATAAGGTATTTATAAATCATTTTTCTCAGCTGGCGAGCCCAAGACGGGTCTCGGTGAACTTACGGGTCTCGCGAACCAGGTTGTGCTTCTTGATGAGACCCCAATGGCGATCACGTGTCCAAGACTTTGCGAAGTTGATTTCGTGGCTACTAAGGATCTGTTGCATATCCTTAATAGTAGGTTCCACCTTCTTCTTAGATACTGCTTTCTTCTTGGCAGCACCCTTTTTTGGTGCAGTCTTCTTGGTTGTGGCACTCTTCTTGACCACAATCTTCTTACCACCCTTCTTCTTAATGGCCTTTGCAGGTCCCAAACGGATAGTTACGGTTTTGGACCCTTCGGTATCCTCCTGCTTGCGCTTACGAAGTTCTGACTCGATAAGCTCAAGATTGTGCTCAAAAGCGACGCGAAGTGCACTCAGTTGTGTAGTGCTAAACTCCCGAATAGATGTTGCTGATAGTTTTACTTCAGACATGATTAATAGACATGTTTTCATTGTGTTTTTTAAGCGTTTATAATTCACTTTTACCAGCGCAGGAACTTGGTACCTGGGGGTGGTCCACGATAGGAGCCTCCAAGGGGGTACGGTCCGTCCCAGCGCAGTGGCTGCTGCCAAAGCGGTGCAACCTCCAGAACTTGTAGGCGAGGACGTCGCGAGTGAGGTGGATTTCGAGACCGAGGGCGTCGTGGCATGCTTGCGTCAATCTGAGCAATCATACTACGACTGATCCGAAAGTTCTCCGGATACTTGCGCCAAGCCTCGTACTCCTTCAGCAGTCCAGTGGTTGTCTGCAGATACTGATATACCCTGTACTGGGCCCCTTTTGATCTCTTAGCAGTAAGAAACTCCTGCCAGATAGTGCTTTCTGAGGGTACCTCAAGGATGTCTTGAAGGAAGTTGTCAAGATCCTGGATGTCCAGCTTACTGACATCCTCCTTGTATGCCGTCCACATATCCTGGAAGTCAAAATGACGCAGGAACGTGAAAAGGGTCTTGGTGTCATGTTTTACAAGAGCACTGCGAAACGCTCGGTAGGAGGTAATAGTTCTGGTACCCTTACGGGTAATCAGGTGCTCCTTCACAGTCTTTGCGATATGCGGCTGCTCAAAAAAGTAGATTAAAGATAGATCATGCTTGCTCCTTTTGTGAACAGAATGAGTTGTCTTCCCAGACCAAAAAGGCATCTTCAAGGAATAAGTAGTATAATTTGTTATATTATCTATTTTGTAATCACTTTTAAGGGTCTTTAGAAAATGGCTGCATTTTTGACCATGATATCGGCGAGAGTAAGGTCATCGCGGAAGAAGGAGAAGGCCATCTGGAAGAGCGGCATCATAACAAGGGACCAGGTAGATTCATATGCGTCGCTGTTATTAGTCATCTTGCCCTTCGCAGCCATAAATGCAGACTGACCAAACATCAGAACCAGGAGAGCCATGAAGACATAGCTGACAACCTGAGCTGGTCCTGCGTGCTTTCCAGCTGTTTCCCAGTACCAGGCCATCACAGCACCCACTGCTAGGAAGGCAAGAACACGGCTGCCACCACCAACGATGGTCTCCCAGCTACTGAAATCGAAGCTCCATGGCGTGAAGAAGAAGCGCTGCAGAAGAATAGCCACAATCATCAGTTGGGGAATGTAGGCGCTCATCGCAAAGTTAAACAGCAAGAACATGGCGAAAGCACCCAGGTTAAACAGATCAGAAAGTACACCGGTAATACCACCAGTGTTATCACCCTGTACCATATTAAAGGCAAATGAAAGAACGAAGATGAAAGCAGCAAGAGTAACCAGGATTACCACACCGCGCTTGCGCTTCTCATCCATCTCCTCGTCACTCTCGTTGCCCTCACGAGTCATGTAGTTCACCACAATAGTAACGAGAACCAGCAATGCGATTACCGTAATGATGATAGGCACCATGTTACCGTCACCAGGACCAACGTTGCTAGTCATTTCCTTAAGTGTGGGTGAGATGAAGCTGTAAACACCATCACCACCGTCTCCTACGACCATCTCAGTAAGAATCTTAACGTTCAGGTAGAACATAACGAAGAGTGACAGCAGGTAGATAACGTTCTGGATGGGGTTCTCACCCCAAATGTATTTCTTCCACCAGTTCCCACTGAATGGAGACTTGCCTGGAACGTAACCTTCTTCACACTCAACGCGAGCACCGGCTAGCTGACACATGTCGTAAATGATCTGATTCTTAGTCTGAACGCTACTTCCAAGAACTGTGTTAAGGGCGTCATAGAACTTCTGACCATTAGGTCCACCGGCTTCGATAAACGCCTTATAAAGAAGAGAGCCGTTGGGATTCTTGCTAGTAAACTCGTTACAACTCTTCACAAGAGTAGGAAATACACAGGGATCCACCCAAGTTTTTGTACAATCCTGGTGAATCTCCCCCTCACATGAACAATCAACCTTCTTGATAGGTTCACTCATGCTATATACTCAGTCTAAATAAAAGTTACTAAGCTACCGTCAAAGTAGCAATACTAGAGATGATAGGAATGAGATAACCGTTTGGACCTAAGTACTCTCTCAGTCCATTGAGCAGAGGATTAACTGGATAGCCAATAAGAGCAATAGCAGTAAACATGATACCAAAGACCTTAAGGAACCGGTAAAGATAGTCAAAGGTTGTCATCGACCCCATTGGCAATACCATTTCGCCCTTGTATAGTTTGGTGATATGATAAGCAAGACCAGTAAACGATGTAATAGCACTTAGCAATACACTACCGATAGCCTTCCACTTCTCTGGGAACATCAGTTCAACAAGAGCTCCATAGTTGAAAACAAAGACCAGTGACGAAAGGGTTGTCAACAGGTGTCCTAAGATCTGATCAGAAAGAGTGCCAACCATACTAACGTCTTTCATTGCCTGCATCTTGATTCCATTGTTGGACACAGCTCTATGCATAGCTCCAACCTTCTTAAAAGGGTTAAAGAAGCTACCTGCACCATAGAGTTCGAACTGTTGTTCTTTAAGCAGTACTTGAGAAAGATGATGAAATGCATAGATCATTAATGGATAAGCAATAAAAGAGAGTAACGCACTAGGCTGCATCTTCTCTTGCAGTGCATGTTCCTCTGCATCAACCTGGTTTTCTGTTGGATCTGCATTCCAGTATGTTATGGGTTTCCTAAAGATGTTCATCAACCAGTTGTTGCCATCTTCAACTAGAGTAAGAACGACGTAAACAATAACTGAAACAAAGAAGCCAAACAGTAGAAGAAGATAAAGATTACTGGTAAACTTGTTAGGAATGGGGTTATCACCATAAGCAACGCCCCACGAGAACGGACTGTAGATAAGAATGAGTAACAAGAATAGAAAGGCTTGCAACGCCTGTTTAGCATAATCAGTTGCCTCCATATATACTTTTTTACTGAGAAAAGTATAAAGTATAATGGAAGCAGCTTTACCGTTGTTAAGTGGTCTTTTGATGGCTCGTGCGTGTCCAATGGAAGGAAGTGAAAAGGGGATTAAATCGAGTCCTCCACCACAGGTATTTGGCCTTGTTTGGACTGTTTTGTACGCACTCATGGGTTACTCATGGTACTTAGCTACTAAGAAAGACTTCTCATGGCTAATTACCGCTCTGTATACGGCTCTTACAATACTACTGGCTCTATGGGTATTCGTTTTTGGATGTGGTAAGATGAATGTTGCAGCTCTCTGGCTCTTTATGCCAATTACCGGTGTGCTTTATGCTATCATGGCTCTACTGTTTAGCCGTGGTAAGAGTGGTTTAGTACCAAGTCTTTTAATGATCCCACTTTTAGTCTGGATCAAGTTCGCCTACTATCTCAACTTTGCCAAGGTAGAGATTATCCCAAGGCATGAAGATGAATAATGGTGTAAGGCCGCGTGCCGCGGCTCGCTCAGCATGCTACGCAGCTTCGCTATTCCGGACTTCGTTAAAACCCTTAGTTTCTCTGGCTTAGTTTCAACGCTAATTCCATACATAAACACGTCGTACAACAGAAAGCCGGAATATTTAGCGACTGGTTTTAGGGGTGGCTTTATGTAATAAGGGTTTTACCTAAGTGCTTTGGCTAAATGCATTGATGTCAATACTGTTATCTCTAATAAGACTTCAGGTCCCTGTAAAGGAGTTTGTCATTGAAGACGACTTGGGCTCTGAAAAATTTCTTTAAAAATTTTTCAACCAAAATTTTTAAGGTTTTCTTATTCACGTCTTTAATAACCCTTTTAAAGCATTAACACGATATCTTTTAGACAGTTAATGCTTTAATATCAACAATCTTATCTCTAATAAGAGATGGACCTGGTGTTGAGGAACTTACCATTGAAGACGACTTGGGCCTTGAAAACTTTTTGTAAGAATTTTAAAACTAAAAATTCAAAGGTTTTCTTATTCATGTCTTTAATAACCCTTTTAAAGCATTGAGACGATATCTTTAAGATCAGTTAATGCTTTAATATCAACAATCTTATCTCTAATAAGAGATGGACCTGGTGTTGAGGAACTTATCATTGAAGACGACTTGAACCTTTTAAACTTTTTGTAAGAATTTTTAAACCAAATTTTATAACGTTTTCTTATTCACGTCTTTAATAACCCTTTTAAAGCATTGAGACGATATCTTTAAGACCAGTTAATCCTTATTTTATACTGGTTGATCTCTCTAATAAGAGATGGACCTGGTGTTGAGGAACTTGTTATTGAAGCCAACTTGGGCTCTGAAAACTTTCTCTAAGAATTTTTAAACCAAATTTTATAACGTTTTCTTATTCATGTCTTTAATGATGGCTCGAAAGCATTGATACGATATCTTTTAATCGTGTCAATGTATACTTTAAAGTACAAAGCCAAACTAATGTTATAACTTACTGGAGTAGTTCTTGAATGATACCAACTCCCTTTGTGCTACCCTCTCGGAAGATAAAGCGGTCACCGACGTTGATGTGTTCCGGGCGGAATGTGAACTCGAACCGTAGAACGGCGCGATCACCTCCTCGAATCACATTCTCAGTAGGGGCCTCAATAATCTCCTTGATAGCAGCTGCCTGGGCAATAGGACCACAGTTGATAACCGGTTGGTAACCAACCTGCATGGTGGTATCGTTTCCAGTTCGTCGCACTGCAACACTGGCAATAAACTGAGTCGTCATCTTCTGGTAGTTGGCGATAATAACCCCCTTTCGGAAGCGTACGTCAGCCAGTTTGACCTTCTTCTTGGTAGACTTGATAGCAAGACAACCACTCTGACCCGGCCCTAGCTCGTCAACAAACTCTCGAAAGTTGTTGTGAAGACTCTTCACAACCACTGGAACCCACTGTCCCTGGAGCGGACCAACAAACAGTCGATCGCCAGCCTTAAAGCGTCCCTTTAGGACTCGACCAGAAACAACTGTTCCTACGCCAACCACTCTGTAACGCGCGATTACGTTAAATAGCTGATCAGCGTTACCACCATTAGAAGGGCTGTCCGGGAGTGCCTTAAAGCGCGGCTCAAGTCCCATTACGATCTCCCTGAGCCGGTCAACGTTGTAACCCTTCTTATTGGAGATCAGGATAATAGGGCAGATGCGACGGTTGGAGAGAGACATCATCTCAATCACCCTCTTGACATCATCATCGCTCATCGGCTTCTTGTAGTTGGAGATAATAGTCTGACTAGACCCAGATTTCTTCACCCACTTTGCAACGATCTTTAGGTTGTCCTTAAGAACATTCTTCGGGGCGATATCGATCTTAGTTACGATCACCATAAAAGGGATCCCCAGTGAAAGAGCGATCTCCAGGTGCTCCTTAGTCTGTCGAGAGATTCCCATGTTAGCTCCAACCATAATTAGAGCGTAATCTGGGCTTCGACCGGACAGACCGTGCATCGTGGTACGAAGATATTTTCGGTGCCCCGGTAGATCGATAAACTCAATGGTCTTTCGATCAGTACGGATAAAGTTACTGGAAACACTTGATGTTCGCCCAGTTACCCTCTCATGACTGAAATACTGTACCTTGGCACGAGCCGAACCTCGTCCATCGTCGAGATCTCCTGTTACGAGAACTCCAACCGTAGTGCTTTTCCCACTATCAACATTACCGATAACCCCAACAATTAGCTCGTCTGGGATACTTGGCATCTCATCGACAACGCTGTCCTCCATCTCATCACTGAGGGAGCCGTCGGAGGAATCAGTGTCCGTCTCCATAATTAGCTTCTCAAGCTCAGGATCCATTCTGAATAAATTTGATGACCAATTCTACATACAAACCCAAAACAGTATCACTTTTAATTTTCGCGTCATGGGTCCCTCACGGAAGTCGTCACAGGAAATTAAGCAGCTCATGCAAGACGCTATTAGCGTATTCCTCGGACGAGTCAATACATATGCCAAGACTTTCCAGACGCAACCTCGACTTAGAGGTTTGCTGATTAGGATTATCTATAAGTAAATCATGTCTAAGTCTAAGAAATCTAGTGCCAGTGATCGCCTCGCATTTGCCAAGGCTCTTAACGGTCTTACCGCCAAACAGGACGCCTTTATCAAGGCTGTTGAAGCCGTTAACGAGTTTAAGGCTGACACTCTGACTCGTCTGGACATGGAAATCGACGACAAGAAGCAGGAGCTTGAGGAGCTGAGCAAGCGGTTCGAGCGCCTCCAGAAGGACGGTCAGATCGAAACCGATCAGCTCCTTGCAGAGCACAAGTACAACGGAGCCGTTCAGATCCTCAACGATGTTCAGGAGGTCCCGATTAAGAGCAGCGAGCTTACACAGCTTCGCACCGAGCTTGAGAAGCTTCGTAACGGTCAGGCCACCGAGCTTGAAGAGGCCCTTAAGAGTGAGCGTACCAGCGCCAAGCGTGGTCTCGAGATGGCAATCCGCAACAAGGAACTTGAGCACAAGGCACATGTGGCGGAATTGACAGCCGGAAACAAGCAGCTTACTAACGAGATTTCCAGTCTTCATCAAGCTATTGCTAACCTCAAGGAGGAGATTGCCGCCCAGCGTGAGCTGACTCGTGAAGTCGCACAAGCTAGTGCAAAATCACAAATCAGCCAACAGTTCGGTAAGCAGTAATTTAACTTAAAGATTCATTATTATAATTAATAAAAATGAATTGTACAGGGAATAAACATAAATTTTGTGATTTACCACGCACAGAGTGTAGTAAGTGCTACGATAGATGTTTCGCCTCCCACCCTAAATCTAAATTCTGGAGCATCAAGAACTCTATCGATCCTCATGATGTTTTTAAAGGATCAAATGCCAGATATATATTTCTGTGTTATTGTGGTCATGAGTTTGATGCCAAATTAGGAAATATTAATACTGGGTACTGGTGTCCTTACTGTACAAATAAAAAACTTTGTAATACAATTAACTGTGATACCTGTTATAACAAAAGCTTTGCTTCACACGACAAATCAAAATATCTATTTAATGAGAGTGAAGATCCCCGTATGATCTTTTTGAAGTGTAACAAAAAATATAAGTTCAAATGTACATGTGGACATTTATTCTGTATTAGAATCTCGAATATTACTAGTAAAAATAACTGGTGTTCATATTGCACAAATCAAAAACTATGTAATGATCTATCTTGTGATCAATGCTTTAATAAAAGTTTTGCTGCAAGTCCTTTCAAGAAGTACTGGAGTAAAGGTAACAAGTTAAAGCCACGGGAAGTTTTTCTTAAAACTAGTAAAAAGTTTGTTTTTGAATGTGATAAATGTAACCACACATTTGAAAAGTCATTGTCTTCAATTTCTAGACGTAATAGATTATGTCCATTTTGTAGCAAGAGGAAAATGTGTTTTAATAAAGATTGTTCCTATTGTCATAAACTGAGTTTCATAAGTCATCCTCGAAGTAAATATTTAGATGAAAGTAACGAATTTTGTGCAAGAGAAGTATTTAAATCTAGTGAAGTAAAAGGTATATTTAGATGTGATTGTGGTCATAAGTTTGTTTCTAAATTAGCTAATGTGTCTACTGGAACTTGGTGTCCATACTGTGCAAATAATAAGCTATGCGGAGATATAAATTGCGAGGAGTGTAAAGATAAAAGTTTTTATAATTACAGTAAGTCAGATGCATGGATGTGGAGTTATAAAAATAAACTTGAGGTACATGAAGTATTTCGAACTTCAAATAAGAAGTACATTTTCAACTGTTGTTATGGCCATGAATTTAAGGTATCCTTAGATAACCTGGTCAAAAATAAGCGTGGGTGCCCACATTGTAAGAACAAAACTGAACATAAATTGCTAGAATATCTTAAAACAATTTATCCAAGAGTTAAACACCAGTATAAGGTCAAGTGGTGCAAGAATCCGGATACAGACAGGTATTTACCTTTTGATTTTATGATCCCAAGTCTAAATATTATTATTGAACTTGATGGTCGACAACATTTTGAACAAGTATCGAATTGGAAAGACCATTGTTCAACGAAGAAAAGAGATGTATATAAAATGAGATGTGCGTTAGCTCATGGCTTCACAATCATTAGGATTTTACAAAATGATGTATGGCAAGATATTAATGACTGGAAGAATAAACTGAGAGAAACACTATATGTGTATGAATCCCCTACATGGGTATTTATATCAGAAAATAGGGAGTACGCGGATCATCGAAAGTTGCTAGTCGCCAAGAGTTCGGCCCGAGGCAGTATCCAGCAGAGCTTTGGTAAGCAGTAAATAAGAGAGCCCCTTAGGATCCCTCCCCGCTAAACGTATACATGTTTTAAAATTGATTCATAATTTCACTTAATGTAAAGACAACTAAAATTATTAGATGGGTTACCATACTGAATTTGAGGGCCATTTTACCGTAAGTCCGCCGCTGGACGATAAGACCGCTGATCTGATTAACGATCTGAATCGCACCAGGCGGATGAAGCGTGATATGACCCGCATTGGGCTCCCGGTGGAGGTTCACGGCGTTGACGGCGAACTTTACATCGACCCTAACGAACTAGATGGATGCTTAGGCTTCAGGGGAAAACCCAAACCCGGTGTCGAACTCGTTGCTTTAGATGCTAGCGAAACCATCGTTGACCACAACACACCACCCAGTACCCAACCCGGTCTCTGGTGCCAATGGTGTTACGACCAGGAGACCGCACAGATCAAGTGGGATGGTGGAGAAAAGTTCTACCGCTATACCGAATGGATGCAGTATCTCCTGAAAAAGATTTTGGTACCCGGTGGATACACCGTTAACGGTACTGTCTTTTACCAAGGCGAGGAACCTGACGACGTCGGTCGCATCATTGTCAAGGATAACTATATCTTGAGAATGCATGACAGATACTGCAAGGGACGTGTAGGTCGTTACTGCTTGGCCGCCATCGGCAAGAGCTGGCGACGGTGCCATAACGCTACTAAGAACGGCGATGATCTTTGTGGGATCCACAAGAAGGCAAATCGGGTACGGCGCCTTGATGAAAACGTCCGCTGCGAAGGCACCCGACAAAACGAAAGAAGGTGTTACTACGTTAAGGAACCCAACAAACGGTTTTGCAAGAAATGCCAAAAATTGACGAGCGGATAGCCCTACAATCATTTATAACATCTACCCCATCAAAATGAAACCCCAAGTCCTTACCGAGCAGCAGATCGTGCAGATCATTGTGAACATGTCACCTGAAGAGATCAAGAAACTCTACAAACAACACCGCAAGAAAACTAACTAAAACGTTTCACCATAAGATCATCCTTTGCACCTTGTGAGCTAACACAGTTACGTATTTTTGCTCTAAGATTATAAGCGTCGTTCAGAACATTTGGTGTACGGAAAGTAGCTGGACACCATTTATTAAGAGCATCAAAAGGTAAGATTTCATGACTTTCACGCGACTTTTGAAAGTTTACTAACACATTATTACCATAATATTCATTGATAAGATCATCAATAACACCCCAAGAAAGCGTCGGTGTTTGACTTTTCCCTATGAGTTTAAGACCTGGAGCGCCATGCTTTCCCCCAAAATAACCGATCAATGCTCCAAGTCCACTAAAAGCCGCTACCGCTGCAAACGATATAATGAAAATAAGCCAATAGTTTACTACCGCTCCCTTAACATCCTCTTTTACATCTGAATGATGCTCAATCACCGCTAGTCGGGAAACAAGAAGATACAACCCTGTACCCAGTACAACACCAATCACTGCACCGATAAGGATAGGCCACCATCCCTTAGTCTTAAAGTAGCGTTTCGCCAGGAAGGCAACAACAACTGAAACAAGAGCAATACCGAATACGATAAAGTGCTTTAGACCTGGATTCTGATCGGCAAGGTAGGGAGCCCAAGCAGAACCAGTCATGGTTACAACCTGAGTAAGAAGTGCTGCACGGTCCTTAGTAAGAAGACGGTTGAGTGGCATCAGCGCAATAGGACCGAGGGCCATCAGGATACTTGCAGGTGATCCTTCACTCAGTGCGTAGATGATCGGCAGAATGTACGCAACAAACGTTGATCCGAAGACTAACAACATTTTCTGAGCAGCCGAAGTAAGCTTGCCCTTAACAATCTGACCAAATAGTTTCTTAAGGTCCATCTATACAACTTGATAATAAAATACGCTGTTCTGCATCGTTATCTTCGGAACAGTAAAGTCAAGAACCAGACAGTCGTTGTCACAAGCCACCTGATTATAAACTGCCTCAAACGTTTTGAAAGTCTTAAACGCATCAGTACCAAAGGTTGAATGTATCTGTTCTAGTTTATCGGCGTCGAGACCACCACTTATTACAATGTAATCAGCCTCTATGAGAACGCTGTCGGGAATTTTGGTGAAGTCGCTGCCCAGGAAGATGGTGTCATGAAGCGTGTTACGGTTTCGCAAGATGATGTTAAGTAACTTCCAGAAAGCTGGTTCAACGTCTAGATTCTCTAAAACCAGATAGCTAGGGGTGGGATCACCTGTGTTAAGTCTTTCCTTCTGCTGTTTGAGATGATCTCGAACTAGTTCAGTAACCAAGTCCTCGCTATCAGGAACCGCTCCGCCATCGATAATAAGACCATCCTTTGCACCTTGGAGTGCTTCTACAATTTGAAAAGTCAGTTTGTCAGTCTGCCCTATTAACAGAACCAGAGAATTAGGTTGCAAGTTCTCTACATGAAACTTCTTAACGCCAACCTGTTGTTGTTGTGACATATACTTTCCTACGCTTAAAGGTAACTGTAACTTTAAACGTACTCATCTTTAGAGGAGAGTTTAAAAGAGTGGTCTTAAGATGTTGAGCACACATATAGATGACAACTTTTGAAATTGCTAAGTTACTAAATATTCGTTGTGAATTAGTTGAAGATGCATGTAGAACATTTTCTGAAAAATTTCCACATGTAAACATTAATAATTTAAAATACGAAAAGTTTTTATCTTCATTTCATTCAGTTAGTAGACGTGTGTATTCGTATGATAATGTCAAATATCTCTTTAGTTTTGAGAGTCCAAGTTGGAAAGGTGTGGACCCGTACTTTGACTGGTCGATATATTCTGAAGAGGATGAAGCAGCAAGGAAAAGAATGCGAATACAACGTGCTTACGAAGATCAGAAGAGAAATGTTCTCAAACTTGAAAATAAGTTAGCGCAAGAAAAAGAGTATTTACGAATATATGCTGAGAAACACAGTTTAGACTTTTCTTAATATTTTTGAAAAAAAGTGATTTTGATTTTTGCTAGGTAAAAAGTTTAGGTAGCAAGGTAAATAAGATGAATAAGATTAAAAATATAATTTGTGGCGTGAATTCCGTCGAGAAGCTTTTTAATACCTTAGGTAAAATTACATCTAAAAAGTTGAAGGGGGACGTTTTCGAGGAACTTTCATATTGGATTTTCAAAATACATCCTTACTATCGTAATATTTTTAAAGAGGTGTACAGATTTTCAGAAGTACCTGCCTCAATATTAAAGGAATGGAAATTACCAAGTATTGATAAAGGATTGGATCTAATTGCGATCGGAATTAATGGGAGAAGGTATGGCATTCAGGCTAAATTTAGGAAACAGAATATGCGTACTATTCCTTGGAAAGAGCTAGCAACGTTTCCAGCTTTATCGTTTACTTGTGATATTGAAGAAGCTATTTTTATTACTAACTGCGATAATGTTTGTAAAGAGTTAATGAATAATCCTAAAATTCATAATGTTTGTGGTATATTTTGGAAAAGTATTACGAATGAGTTTTACTATCATATCAAAAAGAGTATTAAACATAATAGTGTAGAAGTCATTAGAAAGGCTATTGTTGAAAGATCATATCAAAAACCTATTACACTTAGAGCAAAAGAATACTTTCAAGGAAGAAACGAAGGAACATTAATTATGGCATGTGGAACCGGAAAGACATTGCAGTCATATTTTATTACTCAAAGCATCGGCGCTAAAAGATATCATAACAACAATATGCTAGCACGCTATAGACCTAAATTTGAAGTATTAATGGACCTTGTATATTCTGACTAATAGTTTGCTATTAGATAGAAATAATGATTTAGTTGGGGAATCCAACAAGACCAGCGCCGATACCGAAACCAGCACCAGTTCTAGCAGAGGCCCCAATGCTCGGGGCAAGAAGATCGAGAACTGCAAGAGCAGCTCCACCACTTACTGAAATCATAATTACATCTTCTAATTTCATTCGTCCACCCCGGGGGATGTAGTAGGCAGATAATGCAATGGAAAATCCAAGCAAAACGTAACGGATAGCGCGGCGCAAAATTTCTCCACCGTCAAGAGCGAATGACATGTTTATATTTTAATTAAAGAAAAAAAATGAACGTATCTCCTTAAATTACTTAACGCGTTCTGACTTAAAGATTTAAATCGTCTCACAACATTATAACTAGAGTATGTCACAGTTTGAGGAACGCGAAAACGAAGTATTTATGAGCCCCGATCCTAAGATTCCTGGGCAGAACTTTTGTGTCCTATCTATTGTTTCCCCCGAAGACATTATTAAGCAGAAGGAGACCTTCTACCTTCAGAGTTTCCTTAATCATCTTCTAAACGACAACAGTGAACATGCCTTCCTTGATGAATCCCGTGGACGTGAGGTCTCTTACCATGAGACCGAGGATCTCTACAAGGGATTCGTTCTTCGCGAGGGTGATCGCCTTCAGGCTGAGTTTGATGAAAAGGTCGATTTCCAAACTAATGTACGTGGCCTTAAGGTTCGTGGTGTTTATGACAGCGAACGCGAGGCTCACTACCGTGCCAAGCAGCTCTGGAAACGCGATCCCTCCTTTAATGTCTGGGTCGGTCGTGTCGGTGAGTGGCTGCCCTTCAACCCTGATCCCAACAAGATGCAGGATGTTGAGTACAACAACGACAAGCTAAACGAGCTCATGAAGAACAAGCGCAAGGCTGACCAGGAGCGTGATGAGGTCTTCAACGAGGAGGTCAAGCGCAAGATGGAACGCGCACACCAGGAGAACGCAGAGAAGAAGAAGGCCATCGAGGTTATTACCGAGCCTGACAGCCACGATCTCCCCGACGAGGATGGCAACCTTAACGGCCCAACCGTTGGTGGTATTCCTGACGCTACCGCTGACGCCGAAGCAGAGTCCATCGCTTCTACCGCCGTCTCTACTCAACCCGACCTGGACGAGACCAAGGAGAAGATCGGAGAGTTCCGAGAGATCCTTGATGAGAAGGACGCTATCTTCGAGAAGATTATGGCCGAGAAGCGTCAGGCTCAGGCCAAGGTTAATGCCGCACCAGCCCCTGTAGAAAGTGGAACCGACAGTCACGGTGTTGACAAGGAGACCACCAACTCTCTCTTCGGTGCCGAGGATCCCTGGCTCGCCCGCAAGAAGGAGCAGAGTGAGAAGAAGGACATCAGCAAGGATGTCAAGTCTATCTTCTAAATTTAAGAAAATAGATTTATTACATTGCTAGCGGAGGGATCCTAAGGGACAGCATGTCTCTTAACTGTGACGTGCGAGCACAGTACCAAGGTATTCCTGACTCCGAATAGTCATTGATTCTAACATCATATCGTTAAAATCAAAACGGAGATCACACGCTTCCACATGAATCTTCATCTTCTTTCCGTTAACGGTTACTGCACCGTCACGTTCCATCAGGTACGCAACCTTCAACCAATCGTCCTCCCAAACCTTTCCGAATATCTTGTTAAAATGCTTGCGGTAAGTTTCAGTAGAGATCGAAACGTTGTTACTGTTTCCTACCTGTCCCTTATCGAAAAGATAACATAGCTGAACCAGCATCTTATTGTACTTGTTAAGAACGCTAGGGGCACGATGCGCCTTGTACATGAAACCGAGCTCCCAGCTACGCCTGTTAATATCGGGTAGTTTAATCGGCTTGGTATCCTTGCCCAACATCAGCTTGGCCCAAAGCCCACCCTTGTTCTTTGTGTAAAGCTCTTTAGCGATAACCTCGATGACGTTTTGCGCACGAAAGTTCTTGGTTTTGATCTTGAGACCGAGTTGCTTACGGAGCTTGTCGATGTAACCTTTCGGAAGTTCTGCCAGCCAACCATGCTTCATAATTCGGTGCAACCCTTCGATCCAATCCCGGTCGTTGTAAACGTACGCTGTGCTCTGGTACTTACGGCTGTTCTCTGCAACATAGGCGATCAGCTTGCAAAGATCGTAGAGGAAACGTGTGTCAAAATTATCGAAGATACGGAACTCGATGCCGTTTCCCAAAGTCATACCTGCACCAGACTCACGATGCCATGGACGAAGAGGATCGGTGGAACCGAAGGTACGGATGTCGCTACTCAGGGCAGAAACTGCACCGGGCTCGGTCTTGGGGGTGTCCTCACAGTACTTCAGTTTATCAATCTGGTAGAAGTCAAGTCCACGACGCCACTTGTTCTTGATGTTGCTATAACGACCGATACCTGTGTCAAGATGACGGACGTCTGTGCCGGCAAAGTTACCCCAACCGATGCGCATGACACGGTAGCTTCCCTCAACTCGTTTCTGACTGGTTCCCATCGCCTTGTCGTCAGCTGAGAAGAAGGGTGGGATCAACAGAGGCTCAAGCCACTGCAGCTGATTGGCAAAGTTCTTATGAATCGCGATGAACTTTTTCAGTCCGATTTTGTCAGTGTGAGGCAGAGTGATAGTAACATGATAGCTCCCGGTGTAATCGACCACAGTCTTCTCCTGACCACTCTTGTTCTTCTCAAAGACGTAGTTTAACATGTTAGAAGACTTGGGAACCTTGATGTAGTTGGTCATTCCGTACGGGTAATTAGAGAGAAGCCCCCACTTGCGCGTCTGCTTCTGGTTCTTGGGAGCAAACTTATGGAGGAATTGATAGAACTCGAACTCGCGAAGGGCAAGCTCATCAACATAGTCGCGGATGTAGCGTCGATGATCGGGGTAAGAGAAGGGGTCTCCTGTCACAAACTCAGGCATCTTCGTACCAGTTCCCTTAAGGACCCAGTGACCACCACAGAACCGCCCACTTGGCTCAAAAATGGTCCAGATATCCTTAGCATATTTCAGCTCATCCGGGTTCATCTTATCGCTATGGTTGATAATTACGTCGGTAAGAACCTCGTAGGCATCGTAAATGGTAATGTTCTCAATCTTCTCCTCATCGTCTATCTTAGTAGGAAGGTGGAAGATATGCATCTCATGTTCGAGACCGAGGGCCCAAATGAGTTTCTTCTCCATTATATAAAGCAGCTATAGAAAATTGATGACACAATCAAGCTGCCCTTCAACACAAGTTATCTATCTCTTGGCACCCAAATGTCCGTCACATTCGTCGCTTTCACACGCTACCTTTTCGGTGACAGGAGCAAAACCCCCCAGTCCAAGATTTCTGACACAGACTCCCACCCGGAAGCCCGTACCCTCCGATTTGTCTCCCCAAGCTTGCCGGTGAGAACCTCCCCAAGCTCGACGGTGAGGACCTCCCCAAGCTCGACGGTGAGGACCTCCCCAAGCTCGACGGTGAGCACTTCCACTGTGCAGGCCACGGATTGGCCTACACCCATAGACGTGATGCCACACTGAGGATGTCGTAAGTATCCGCCCAAGGATAGCTCTGGAGACGATTCTGATTTCCCCCGTTTATAATAGTTTCCTTCCACATCTCAGGCATCTCGGAAGCACCGTAATAAGCACCAAGAAGAGAACCACAGATCGCAGCGTTTGTATCGGTATCACCACCACGCTTGACCACTGCAACCAAAGAATCGTAAAAGCTGGTCCCGTTCATCAGCTCGTACAAGGCGTTTTGAAGAGCGATTCCAAAGTAACCGATGTGACGCTCGTCGTTTTTTACACGTTTATCAACACCACCGGTTATCGGATTAACAATATCGGGGTAAGGGCTTTCCAGAGAGTTATGGACAATATCCTTTACCAACCTGGATTGAGCATTCCCCCGAGCACGTTCCAAAATATGGATCTTTTCCAAGCCTAAAAGGGCATCTCGGATCGCTAGGACATAGACCTGCGTGGCGTCTACAACATTCGGATGGCTATGCGTCATCAGGGTATCCTCCACACAACAGCGTCGTAGTTCGTCCTCAGTAAGACGAAGACCGAGGATAGCTAGGGGTGAAGCGCGCATCAGAGAACCGTTGCTCATGGAAGCGGTGTTGAGATCTCGTGCATTAAAAACCATATCTGTGAAGCACTTTGCACCTTGCAGTGCGTTACGCGTGGTTCGGCCAATATCAAACGGAGGACTATGGTACCACTCTATGTAAGCTTTAGAAACTTTCTCACGGTCGAAACGTCCCTCTCGGAGGATACTTCTAGAAAGAGCGAGTGCCATCTCGGTATCATCAGTAACCTGTCCAGGACTTAGATTGAAGGGGCCGCCCCCCACAATCACAACGAAGCCGGAAATAGTAAAATGGCTCATCTGTTCGATCACCATATCTGAACGGGAGAACTCATATGTTGTGCCTAAAGCATCTCCTATAGCCTGGCCTAAAAGACAGCCTTGAACTTTATTCTCAACCGTTGCCACATCGCTGGGTAGAGGGTTTTCAGTAGACATCTATATATCTGCTACTCAAAATAAGAAGGAGCTACATTCTAACGAAGGTCCTCTGACCACCAAGATCCATGAACTGTTCTACTGTACCGTACTGCTCTACGATCTCCGATTTAGTCTTATACATATAGTAGTCGTTTGGATCCAGGAATAACGGCACCTTCCTTTTTCTACTGATGCAGTTTCCCATGTATATTTTAATTGGTTATTTATATACGATGTCAGTTGTTCCAGTTGACCCTGCCTGTCTGCGTAGACCTAGATCTAACGCTGGTTCCTATAAGCCCACTGCACAGCGAATCCAGAAGAGCGTTAATTGTTTGAAGAAAGAGGTATGTGCCCTTGAGCGTGAAGTAACAGATCTTCAGAACGCTCAGACCTCGTCCATCGCCATGGCTCTCTCTAGCGACATTCTTGCATTCCCGGACAGCACCGTGACTCTGGTAGAGGGATGGTCCGTACTTAATGCTACTAACGCTTTCTCATCGGGAGATGTAGCAAGTAACATTTTTACAGTACCTACCACCGGCGTTTTCCACGTTACAGCCAATCTGGCATGGGCTGGAGAGGCCGGTGCATCTAGTCTCCGTAGGACCGAGATCCGCCATACTGATGGAATGACCGTTACCACCTATCCCGGTAGCTTCGGCTCTGTGCCAAACAATGACAGTACCTCTATTGCCTTCGCTCCGATTAGCGCCTCCTCGGGGGATATGATCTACATCCGGGGCCAGCAGGACAGCGGTAGCACCCTGACCCTCAACGCCACCGGCTCCAGCTGGACCATCGTTCAGTACAACTAAAACTGATTTGACTTAAGGCTTTATTGACTAAGTGTGTAACGTATACACCGATGACTTCTCTTGCTCTTTCAGGTAGAGAGTTGACTACACTTAGAGACATAGTCTTCCCTGAAAACTTAGAACAACTCTCTCTCCGTTACAATCAATTGACCAGTCTAGAAGGCGTAGTCTTTCCTGAAACGTTAAAAGCACTGTCTCTCAATTGCAATCGATTGACCAGTCTAGAAGGGGTCCCTGAAAACTTGGAAGAACTGCTTCTCAGTGACAATCAACTGTCAAGTCTTGAAGGCGTTCAGTTCCCTGAAAACTTAGAACAACTCTCTCTCGGTTACAATCAATTGACCAGTCTAGAAGGCGTAGTCTTTCCTGAAACGTTAAAAGCACTGTCTCTCAATTACAATCAATTGGCTAATTTAAATGGCCTTCGGCTCCCTGAAAACTTGCAAATGCTGGCTCTCAGTTACAATCAATTGACCAGTCTTGAAGGCGTTCAGTTCCCTAAAAACTTAGAAAAACTGTATCTCAGTGGCAATCGGTTGACTAGTCTAGAAGGCGTAGTCTTTCCTGAAACGTTAAAAGTGCTGTCTCTCCCTGGCAATCAATTGACCAGTCTAGAAGGTGTTCAGTTCCCTGAAAACTTAAAAGTACTGTTGACTAACGAAAGTGTCCCTAAAAAAGGATGTTGGGCACCCTATAGGATCAGATGGTTTAGAAAAGCCTCTATCAAAACGTTTGACAACTGGTTTCAAGAAGCCCAAGTTAACAGAGATGCTTATCTAGGGTACTATGCCTCTGTCATTCAGAACTGGTATAGACCGATTCTGTACCGTCCTGGAGGTCCGATGTTTGAAAAGGCTTATACAAGCTTCCAGACAATGTTTTGATTTATAAAACTGATCTGACTTAAGGCTTTATTGGCTAAGTGTGTAACGTATACACTAATGACCACTCTTAAATTGGTAAATAAGGGTCTAACTACTCTTGAAGGTGTAGTCTTCCCTGAAAACTTAAAAGTACTGAATCTATCTATCAATCAGTTGACTAGTCTAGAAGGCGTCCCTGAAAACTTAGAAAAACTGTATCTCGGTTACAATCAATTGACCAGTCTAGAAGGCGTAGTCTTTCCTGAAACGTTAAAAGCACTGTCTCTCAATTGCAATCAATTGACCAGTCTCGAAGGCGTTCAGTTCCCTAAAAACTTAGAAAAACTGTCTCTCATTGGCAATCGGTTGACTAGTCTAGAAGGCGTCCCTGAAAACTTGGAAATGCTGTTTCTCCCTGGCAATCAATTGACCAGTCTAGAAGGTGTTCAGTTCCCTGAAAACTTAGAACAACTGGATCTCAGTAACAACCAGTTGGCTAATTTAAATGGCCTTCGGCTCCCTGAAAACTTAGAAATACTGTATCTCAATAACAATCGATTGACTAGTCTTGAAGGCATTGTCTTCCCCAAAAACTTAAAAAAACTGCCTCTATCTATCAATCAGTTGACTAGTCTAGAAGGCACTCAGTTCCCTGAAAACTTAGAAGAACTGTATCTCGGTGGCAATCGGTTGACTAGTCTAGAAGGCGTTCAGTTCCCTGAAAACTTAGAACAACTCTCTCTCGGTTTCAATCACTTAACCAGTCTAGTAGGCGTACGGTTCCCTGAAAACTTAGAAAAACTGGATCTCAGTTACAATCAACTGACTTGTCTTCAAGGCATTCAGTTCCCTAAAAACTTAGAAAAACTGTATCTCGGTCACAATCAATTGACCAGTCTAGAAGGCGTAGTCTTTCCTGAAAACTTAAAACATCTGTCTCTCCGTTGCAATCGGTTGACCAGTCTTGAAGGTGCAGTCTTTCCTGAAAACTTAGAAGTACTGTATATTAACAACAGTGTTCCTAAAAAGGGTTTTTGGGCACCCTATAGGGTCAAAGAGTTTAGGAAAACTTCTATAGAAACGTTTGACAACTGGTTTCAAGAAGCTCTTGTTAACAGAGATGCTTATCTTGGGAAATATGCCTATGTCATTCAGAAATGGTATAGACCGATTCTGTACCGTCCTGGAGGTCCGATGTTTGAGAAAGCTTACACAAGCTTCCAGACACTAATCTGATTCATAAAACTGATTTGACTTAAGACTTTATTGACTAAGTGTGTAACGTAT